TTCCTTTTTAACTTTGGAACTGCTTGATTTAACAGGTAAGGAAGAAGAGGAGAAGGGCGGTTTTTCAATAGGAGAAGGCCTGGGCAAATCACGCTTACCAATATGTTTTTCTTGTACAGGTTTATGATCTTTAAATAAATCAGAACTCTCAGAAAAATCGAAAGAAAACGGATCATTAGCTTTTCTCGTACGTGGTGACTCTTCTTTAGCTTTACTAAATTCCTCAGTAGTGGTGGACCTCTCTTCTGCGGAAGATGACGATGAAGGCATTTTGGGTTCCCATTTGAACCCCGTTTTACCTCTTGGTGACGCGACTGAGATATATTTCCTAACAAAATCTACTTTACTCATAGTTAACATATCAAAAATCTCCGACCCAAGCGGTAAAGGAGGTGCTCTTTTATTAGCCAAATATGGCTTGGAAACAACATCAAAATACTCTTTAGCATCACCAAACCCAAAAGGGAGATCGCCTGGATTATTTGGAAACTGACCCTTAGATGAATATTCACTATAAGCTTCTCTAATAACTCTATCAAGAAAAGGATCAGTCCAGGCTCCACTCAGCAAAGCTCCGTACATACGTTCCATCGCGTACGGCTGTGAGGAGATATGCTTGCCTGACTCAGTGGGAAGACACAAAGTCGCAGCCAATTTTTCTGGTTCTGCGGGAGCTGGGTAATAACACAAAGAGTGTAAATCAAACTTAATAAGCATGCCCAAAAAGGGCAACTCAATATCACTCCCCGGTTTCCACACCTGAAAATTAAGAGTTTCTTCTTTAAAAGAAAATCCTAAACTTCTCTTAATTTCAGGAATAACTCTTGTTTTTAAGAAGTCTTGCAATTCACTACTTGTTGGCAAACCAGAACTAAACTGCTCAGTAACCATTTTGTCTACCAAGCCATGAATACAAACACTATTGAATATATCAATAATAGTGGTTGCGGGGACCCCAGAATTGAGGCCCCAACCTTTCATAACTTGGAAAGCACCAGCTACATGAACATAAGCAGTGAATGCCATAACCATATGAATTTGCAAAACTCTCTTGAAAACAAGAGGTGGATTCCAGACATGATTAACCAACTGCCGTAAAAACACCCCAGAACGAGGCGAACAACTCATATCCATCCCTTTAACATCAGGAGCATAGATGATGACATCACCGTTAGGAAGACAAAAGATCCAGTATTGGTCGTCCCCAAAGCAAATAGCTTTGAAAACCAACCTACCCCGTTCCTTTGCCAACCTACCGGTAGTAGTGATCAAATCCACAATCTTCTGAGCACCACCATAGAACCACGAGAACTTATACGCACTATTCGACTCGTAGTCATCCCAGAAAGGTACAATATGCTCTTCAAGGTAGTGAGATGTCCACAAGAACAA